AATAACGATGCAGTTATTAAATGAGATAGATAGAATCAAAAGTGTAATGGGTGTGATGACCGAAGATAAAAATTCGCCAAAACATCTTAACATTAATTTATCAAAAAGTGTGGAGGCTTTAAGGTATCTTAAAATCTATAACCCGACAATTGAGAGGATGTTGATTGAAATTACCAATTTAGCCAAAGAACAAATTATTGATTTTGGATTGTTAGAGAGAGGACTTAGAAAAGTTCTACTTAAGAAGGGAGACAAAAAAAGAAACGTATCAGACTATTTTGGTAAAATAATCAGTTCTTTAAAATTTAGAGAAAAAAAAGGGTATGGTGTTGAACCTGACGCTGAAGATTATGAATTTGACTTTGACGAAGAACCATCAATCGTCCCAAAGAAAGTTTACAAAAAAGAAATGTTTGAACTTCAAGTTGAATTGTTGAAATTACAAGAATGGTTAAAGAAAACAGGTAAAACAGTAATCATAGTTTTTGAAGGTAGGGATTCTGCAGGTAAAGGTTCTACAATTAAGAAATTTACAGAAAATTTAAATCCAAGATACTACAATGTGGTTGCTTTAGGGATACCAAGTCCTGAAGATAGAAAAGATTGGTGGGGAAGATACAAAAGAGAAATTAAACCAGGAATGATTAATTTCTTTGATAGAAGTTGGTATAACAGAGGTTTAGTTGAGCCTGTTATGGGATACGGGTCACCAGAAGAGTATGAGGACTTTATGGAAAACGTTGAGAATTTTGAAAACGATTTAGTTAGAGAAGGAGATTATTTGTTTAAGTTATGGTTTTCAATTGAAAAAGATACTCAAAAAAGAAGATTTGACATCAGACAAAAATCGCCATTAAAATATTGGAAATATTCTCCAAATGATTCAAAAATGCAAGACCTATGGGATAGATTTACAGAATTTAAAGAAAAACTTTTTGATAAAACCTCCACAGTTAACAATCCTTGGGTTATTATTGATTCACAAGATAAAAGAATATCGGGATTAAACGCCATTAGATACATTTTACAAAATATTCCTTATGAGGGTAAAGACAAAAAAGTCTTAGAAAAAGAATACCCCGAGGTTGTTGCTGTATTAAAACCTTAACATATGAATTTAAAAGAATTAATTAAAGAAACATTAGAAGAACATTTAGACAAATCTTTAGTTCTTAAAGAGTCGGTTGAAATGTCCGATGCATTGAAATACCATGTTGAAAATGGTATGACATTAACGAACAATATCTTCAGAACATACTCTGAGAGTTATTTCAATTTAGTAAACGAAGTAAGAGCTCTTTGGGAGAACGGGTTAATTAAATTGAACGAAGAGGATACTCTTATGGTTGAATCCGACTTAGGTAAAAAAATTATGGTTAATGGAAAATTAATTTATCTTGATGCTCCTTTCATTTATGAAGATGAGGAAGACGAGGAAGTTTTAGAGGAAGCAAAACACAGAGGTAAAAATGTTAAACTTAATAAACCATTCAGAACTTCTGGTGGGGCAAAAAAGTTTTCGGTTTACGTTAAATCAAAAAGTGGAGGTATTAAAAAGGTATCGTTTGGTGACCCTAATTTAAGAGTAAGAAATAAGAACAAAGGAGCTGCAAAATCTTTTAGAGCAAGACACAAATGTGACCAAAAGAAAGATAGAACCACCGCAGGATACTGGTCTTGTAATGTTGGGAGATATGCAAAACAATTAGGACTTTCTTCTTCAAACTCTTGGTAATGGAATCAGATAAAATTGAAAGATACTTACAAACGTATATTGATGATGTTGTTGAGCCGAAAATTAATGATGAGTTAGTCGGCGAAGATGACGAACCAATAAAAATTACGGTTTATAAAGTACATCATGCTGAAACAAATCCTAACAGAATTGTTTTTTTCTTAGATATGGACCCAGATTGGTCTAAAGGTAGTATTATCAACAACATTAATTCAGACATTTCAAGTTTTTTTAGATTGTTAGGTATTAACAAAGACTTACGCATTTATTGGAACAAAAGACCTTTATTTTAATATGGATTTAGAAATAATAAAAGAGTATTTACAAAACTATGTAGACTCAGTTCTTATACCAAAAATCAATACAGATGAATCTTTGATTGAACCTATTACTATGAATGTGACAGATGTTCTAAAAGGGAGTTATCAACCACCAATATATCATGTTTTTATCCAAATTGAGCCTCACGATACATTAAAAAGTTTATTAAAAAAAACTGAATCAAACATTGCTGACTTTTTTAAAGTTTTTTCTATTAATAATAGAATAAAGGTACACTGGAATAAAACCCCCGCATTCAAAAATACGGATTTTTACGGAACCAAAGATTTATAATATGGAACATCCCTTTAAACAAATAGAAAAAGAAGGAAAATTAGTTAGGACTTTTAGTCCTGATGTTGATTCAGACGAATTAAAGTGGCATCAAGACCTAATGGACCGAAAAGTTACAATTATAGAATCTGGAGGTTGGTCATTTCAAATGGATGATGGTTTGCCAAACAAATTGTTAAATGCCGAACAAATTCTAATTCCAAAATTTGTTTGGCATAGAGTCATAAAAGGAGAAACACCTTTAATTGTAGAAATAGAAGAATTTTAAAAATAAAAAACCCACCAATAGGTGGGTTATTTATTTATGCTCTCATAGTAGGAACAATTTCGGATTGAACCTCCATTTCCATAACTTCTTCCGTATTAATTCTTTCTTGTAATAATCTACCAAAGTCACGAACAGTTTCAATAATTCCTTCTTCAGCCATTTCATCCATCATTGGTTGTTCATATCCGATTTCTCTTGGTACTTCTATTTCAGATTTTATCTCATAATATTCGCATTCTTTTAAAACGCTATCAGCCAATTCTTCAGAACAAAAATCTTTGTTTGTTTTTGTCGAGCTCAAGATTTTTTTAACAATTGGGAACAAGTAATCATCCACTTGTACATCTAAATAATCAACACGACTATCCGCCGAATTCCAAAAACTTAATTCTGTATCACCATCTAACGCTTTAAATCCCGCAAATTTATATCCACTTTCTTTATTGATAAAGTAAACCAAAATACCTTTTTTCCAATATCTTGCGAAATATTGTTTTTCTTTTTGATAGGTTGTACACCATCTTGTTGATGCTCCGTACTTTGAAGATGATTGGAATGTTAGAGGTCTAACCACCAACCACTTTTCGTCTTCAAATTCTTTAACAACTTGTAATTCAAGTTCTTTATCTAATTCTTTTAAAGATGCCAAACTTACAGCAGTCCTTAAAGATTCCAAGTTTGGATAAGATGTAACATCTTTATTTTCCATTTGATTTTTATCCATTCTTTCCATGAATTCTTTAACAGTTGTAAAAGTTTCATAGTTATAAAAATCAGTGAATTGGTGAATTGTGTAAAGTTCAGAAAATGTTAAATCTGAACACGTAATTCCTTTATGTGTTAATCCGCTTACTAACTCATCTTTTTGACCATCAATTTTTGATTTTTTATTAAATCCATATTGTTTTTCCGCATCAAACCTTTCGCCAAAAATTTTACATAACAACGGCATGTATTTGTAGGTTTTTGACGTATCCATACGGTTTAAAAGGTCAAACAAGCTAATGTTCAACTCAGGGTACTGTTTTTTTAATTCATCTAATCTCGACATCTTTAACGTATTTTTTTTTAAATTTACAAATAATAAAAATTATAATCAACATTCGTTTTGTATTCCCAAAAATAATATATTTGCATTATGAAAACAACCATCACCTCAATTTTTGTGTTATTATGTTCCATTGTGTATGGGCAGACAGCAGATGTAATGTACGTTAAAGACCAAAACACATTGGTTGCAACTTACAATAGCAACTATTCTCCAATAGGTTATTACGTTGGGGGGTATTTCAGAACCAGCTTCCCACAACCGTATATCTACACCACCCCAATATCATTTATGAATCGGGTTGGAATTAGTTTAACAAACAACAAAATTAGTGTGATGGGTGGTGCGTTTATTGAAAGTTATGTTGATAAAATTGAACTTGAGCCAGATGTTTGGGTTAAAGTTTATCCATTAAGAATCATTACAAATACTGAAAGAGGGTTCGATTTCACATTCGGAGTTAACTACATGAAGGGTTTTCGTTTCGGAGTTGGGATTGCAATTCCATTTGATGGTATTTATTAGAGATGAATCTAATAGATTTTCCAATAGAAAGAATAAATCAGTTTTTTGAAAACCACATCTTTGAGGTTTATTTACAACCAACACATGATGAGGATTTTTCTCTGCCAACAAATGTTAAGGTAAAACTAACAGGTGTTAAAGATTATATTAGTATTGGAGATAAAAAACCTCACGTTGAGTATACCGCATATATTCTACCAACAAACGAAAACTCAGACAGATGGAGTAGTGTGTTCGGTCAGGTGTACGGTAACGACATTGATATCAATACAAGTAGTCAAGAATATGCAAATTTAAGGTGGGTTATTAGTGATAAACTAACAAATTTTTTAAAATATTTTGGCATTGAAATGCCAGCAATATGTACTAAAGTAATAAATGAGGTAAGGGCAATGAAATTAACAGAAGGTATTATAACAGAAGGTGTTTTAGATAAGACAACAAGAAAGCTGGTTCAAGACGTTATTAAGTTTTTTAAGCACCAAAGAAAGGGTGAGTTCGGATTACCTGAAGATTTGAGTGACGAGGAGATGGTATATAATTTACCAGGGTTTGAAGGGTTTACCATATTTTTAGATTTACAAACTGATGAGAACATTGAAGGTGTAGATGTTGACGGTGATTTATATTTTGACGATGATTTGGTAAACATTACAATTATATCTAACCCTGAATCAGGATATTCTAATTTGGATGAATTAACTAGAGAACTTAATGACATTATAAGACACGAGTTAGAACATATCAAACAACATAGGGAGGGTATGAAAATTCCGAAAAAAGAACCAAAATCTCCTGAAAAATATTACACACAACCACACGAACTTGGAGCTCAGAGAGCTGGTTTTAGAAAAAGAGCCAAATCAGAAAAGTCCGATTTTGAAACTATTGTAAGACAATGGTTTGAAAAAAATTCTCATAAACATAACTTGAATCCTAACCAAAAAGAGAGAGTTATTCAGAAAATTTTGGACACAAAATAATGACGAGTAGAATAGAAAATATAATTAAAAGATTTTTACTTGAAAACGAATTTGAAATTGATGAAAACCGATTCAAATTTCTTTCCGTTGAACCGTATGACCTTCATAGTAAGATGGCCTTCAGATTCAAGGTTAATGTCATATTACCAAGAGAAAATATGTGTTATGCTGTACCAAAATTTGACGGGAACATACAAGACATATTAATCAATCTTTGGAATTATATTGGAACGCAATTTTCATATTCAATAGATAAAATATTTGTTAATGGAAAAATACCTGAATACCCAATATACATTACACCCGAAAAACAAAAAGAAATTATATCAAGTTTAAATAACGATGTTGGGAGAATAGAACTTAGAGGTAAAGAATTTAGAGTTGATTTTAATACTGGATTCAGACCCGCAAAAGATTATTTTTATGAGTTAAGTGATGTTAATATTAATTTTTATTTTACCGTACAAGCGAGTTCTTTTCAAGAAAACGGGAAACCAATTAACCCTAATTTAGATAAAATAGATGATTTAGGTGCGGCAATTTCAGAAGGAATGAATGATAATGATTACATTAGAAATTTTGTTGAGAATGTAATCTATAGAATATTAGAACCAGATATGAGAGTTATGAATGTTGATGACTTATATTATAATGTCTCATTCTACGTTAACAAAATAGATGGAATTGAAGTTTCAGGGAGTGATTGGGGTGTCTATATAACTCGAGAATTATTTACTTAATTCTATCTATAATTTTCTTAATAGTTCTTGATAAAACCTGACTTCCAATTATAACCACACCCGATGCGGATAATCTTTGAGCAATCATAATCGCGGTTTCTTTTGGGTCTCCACCACTCATTGCCGCTTCTTGTATGTCTGTAATTATAGGTATTAAAAAACTATAAGCCACGGTATCCATAAAACTACCAGTGCTTACATTCACAGAACTCATAAAATTCAAAAAAGATTCTTTAAGTTGTTTACCCTTGTTAAGTCCAACTTTATAAACATCAGAAAGACCCTCTTCTTTAATTAATTTTAATAATTTACTTAAAGGACTTTTAGTCTCAAAGAAAAGAGTAAACGCAATTCCCGCCAAAACTAACATCCTTTGATTGTCAGTTAAATCAAAATTACCTGTCCTAAGATAACGGTCCAAAGGTAAAACCATACCACCAACAGAAGTACCCCATGTTAATAACATTCTTAAGTTCAAACCGTAAGATTTAAGAACTCTATTGACAATTTGTTTTGTGAATGAGTTTAATTGTTTCATATACCCATCCATTCTGGACCTTTCCTGTTCAGTTAATATTTTTTTAAGTTGTGATTCTGTAATTAAAAACTCCATACAACTTATAAATATACTGTATATATTTATTATTATGAAAGGACAGTTAAATCCACCATTAAAAGAGGGTGATGTAGTAGTTTGTTACCATATGGATGGTGAAACATCAGTACCACCAGGTACAAGAGGAACTGTTAGGAGTTTATCAAGAGACCCATTTGAACCTGCAGGTGAATTAATTTATAATGTTAATTGGGAAAACGGAAGCACGTTAGGCCTTTTATCTACAACCGACGCTTGGAAAAAAGTTGAGTCGGAATCAATTAAAGAAGCCAAAGATGGTAATTGGAATTATATAACACAAAATCCAGACATTTATGACCACTTCGATTGGAGATGGTTTAGAGAGTACTTAACTAAAATTAGGGATTCAGGGATTATTAATATGTTCGGAGCGTCTCCTTTATTATATGCAGGTAAAGAACACATTGACAGATATTATGGTGAAGGTAGAGAAGACGAGGAGGAATTTCAAGCGGTTTTAGAAGATGCTGACGAGTCCAAGGACAAAATTGTACAAGGTGTGATTAGTTATATGATTAAGCATAACAAAGACCTTGACAATATGGGAATGGTTAATCATTATGCGAAAAACTTTTCTCAAAAAATACTTGGTTTATATATAACTTTGGCGGGAATGACAGGTAATCTATCTTAATCCTGTCTACCATAATCATCTTCTAATCTTACGATATCATCTTCACCAAAGTATTCACCAACCTGTACTTCAATAAAAACTAATGGGAATTCTTCTTCATTGATGATTCTATGTTTTGCACCAAGTGGAATGTGGATTGATTCTCCTTGATACCTGAAAACTTTTTCATCATCTAAAATTATAGTTGCAGAACCCTGAACTATTGTCCAATATTCTTTCCTAAAGTTATGGTATTGGTAGGACAATTTTTGACCAGGGTTTACCGTTATCTGTTTTACTTTAGTGTATTCTTTATCTAATAGGATTTCATAAAATCCCCAAGGTCTTTCTTCTCTCATAATGATTGAATATATAATTTTAATTTATCTGATGGACTCCACCCCAATCGGGCCAATGTGTCAAAATTTTCTCTTAGTGTTGAAGGATAGTTTCCCGCTTGGTCAGGAATATGGATTTTTTTAATCTCACCAAATCTTTCTACCATCATTTCATAAACTTCATTTACTGAGTAATTAACCCCTGTTCCTAATTCCCAAGCGTCCTCATGTTTTTCTGAAGACATGCCAACTCTATATAGACCATCTACAATGTCTTCAACATGGGTAAAGTCTCTACGTTGGTTACCATCACCAACTATTGTAATTGGTAATCCATTATTAATTTGATATCTCCAAATTCCAATAACCGCCGCCATCTTACTGTCGACTAATTCGTTTGGACCATAAACATTATAGAATCTACAAATTTCAAAATCACAATTATATGCCGTCCTGTACATCTTAAGAATGTCCTCACCAATTTTTTTACTTGTTGCGTAAGGAGAAGTTTGAGGATTACACCAACGAGATGATGAACCAGCATAAACTACTTTAACATTATTTTCTTTTGCCCATTGAGCAACAGTTTGAGTACCTCCCGCGTTTACTCTGAAGTTTTCCATTGGGTCATCAAATGAAGTTTGGATTCGAGACAACGCAGCAAGATGGTAACACAAATCAAAGTTATCATTTTTCCAATATAAAAGTTGTTCAATGTCGCCATACGAGTAACTACATCCTTTAACTTCATATTCTTTCAAACCTGTTGATAAGTCATCTAATGACACTACGTTATGACCTTCACTAACTAATCTCTTAATTAAATTACTACCGATAAATCCATTACCACCCGTTACTAAAATTTTTTTCATAGTTTTTACTTAATCATGTCACTTGAGTTGTGAGTTTTTAATCCTAACCCATCAACTATTTTTATAGCTAATGAATCACAAACTACTTTCTCAGGGATTTCATTTGCGAATCGGTCTCCACCCTTTGTGAAGATGATTTCAGACTCAGAGTCTAATGATTTAATTTTATTGTGGAATAATTTAATTGTTTCACAAACACTACCATCTTGGTCAATAGCGATTTCTGCATGGTCAACGTATCTAATTGATTCAATAACCACTTTACGATATTCCTCATCTTGAAAGGAAGGAACCCCTCTCTTTAATTCAGCCTGTTTATCGTTATTTACGATTACCCATAATTCGTCCACAAGTTCTTTGGACAACATAAGACATTCGATATGTCCTGGATGGATAGGGTTTCCATACATTGAGGTTATTCCGTATTTTTTCATTAAACAGTAATTTGAATTATCGTTTTATCTTCTTTCTTTATTATTTTATATTCTTTCAAATAGCGATTATCTAATGAAAGACAATATTTTTTCAAATCGATAATTGTTTTATCCACATTTTCACCTCGGATAACTCCAGTAATTGTTTGAGGGGCAAAATCAATTCCAATGTTATGCCATTCGTCACCGATTATTTCGGGTAGTATAATTTCGTATTCCATTAGTTTGATAAAGGAGCTTTAATTTTTGGGTGTGATTGATAATTGATTAGTTCAAAACAATCAGGTCGATAACTTTTGATTTTCTCATCTAAAGTTTTTTCACCTAAATGTTCCTTAACTAATTCGTGTTGGTACCAATTTCTTTCTGTAATTTTTAATCTTGGTAATTTAAATGGTTGTCTAGTTCGAGTTGGGATTCCAGCGTCGTCCATAATATCTAATCCGTTTATTTTACCCCAAGCATTTCCTCCACCATCTTCCCAAGTTTTATTATCGCCAGTATACATTGAATATCTCTCATCAAATGTTAATGGTCTTCCTATTTGTTCTTTTGCTTGTTCAATATGATTCAAATATAAGTGAGTGTCACCAAGATTGCCAATTAATTCATCGGGAATCATTCCAACCTCTTTGGCGATAATTTCTAATAACAAGGCGTATGATGCAATATTAAAAGGTAATCCCAAAAATGTGTCCACAGAACGTTGGTTCCATATTAAAGAAATTGCACGTTTTGGTGTTGGCTCATAATATGGGTTTTCCATATCGGGAATTAGATTATAGTTTTTCTCCATCCCTGTTTCATAGTTTCTGGAAAACCAATAATCATATCTTTCTTTGTATCTCAACTCTCTTGTGTAAACCTGAAACCCATAATGACAAGGAGGAAGAACCATTTGGTCTAACTCTCCAACATTCCACGCATTAACCATTAATCGTCTTGAATCAGGGTTTGTTTTAAGTTCATCAATTAAGTTTTTAATTTGGTCGATATGTTCCCTATCATATTTCATACCCGCATAATTAACCACTTCATTTTCCCAATGCCTCCATTGTTTACCATAAATTGGACCCAATTCTCCCCATGTTTTTCTAAACAATTCGTCCTCTTTTATTTTTTTGATAAACTCACTCATTGTTGGAGTTTCTTGCAATTCCCAAGTACGAGACCTTTCATATCTTTTGTATGCATCCCCATCCCATATATGACAGTCGTAGTCTAACAAGAATTTAATATTTGTTTCTCCTCTTAAAAACCACAAAAGCTCGGTAACAATCGAATTCCAAGCCATTTTTTTTGTGGTAAGTAATGGAAACCCTTCAGACATTTTATGTCTGATTTGTCTACCAAAAACCGAAAGGGTCCCTGTTCCAGTTCGGTCTTTCTTTTCTACTCCGTTGTCAAGAATGTCTTGAAGAAGCTCCGTATATTTTTTATCTATGTTATTCATAATTAAACGTGTTCTTTTATGTGTTTCATTGCGTGCTCCAATGATTCTAAAAAAGACATATTTGGAGATACTTCTTTTATTTTAGTAGCAAGGTCTAACACCTCTATTCTTAATTTCAATTGTTCTGCCTCGTGAAGCAGTTCTTCAACAATTTCTTCGTTTGTCATGATTTATGTTGGTTGTTCCATTCTTCAATTATGTACTTGACGTTGTCAGATAGGTAATCCATTTTGGATAACCAACCTAACACGTCATTAACCCCTAAATTATAAGATTCCTCAACACATTTTTCAACTGATTGTTTGTCTAAAAAACTATTGTGGACTATGTTTTTTTCTATTATTTTTTCTAATTCTGATTTCATGATTCATCTTCTTTTTGCCAAAACGGTTTTGAATATTGTGGTCTTATTAACTTCCAAATTATTTCATCATAATTTTTATTATCTAACATTGAAAATAAAATTGATGGGTTTTTATATCTCATTGCGTATTCTGCAAATATTTTTCTGTCTTCAATACCTTCAACTCGTTTAGTTACCTTAAAAATCCACTGATATTCTTTTTCTATACCCTCAAATTGTGAATTTAATTCGTTTACTGTATTTCTAACCCATGCATCAAATTCGTCAGGAACTTTGTCTAAAAGTTCGTTTAAATCTTTTTTGTCTTTAAGGTATTCCCATATATCTACGTTAGAAAATCCAGTAAGTATTCTATGAAGACGAACATATTCATCACCTTTTATCTTTATTCTAAAACCGTTTCTGAAACGAACAACATATCCTTCTCTATCTTTAGATATTAAAGTTTTTAGGGTCTTATAATCTTGAATTCCGTCATATTTTTTTATAACAGGAAGGCCAGTTTCTTCATTTATTTTTAGAAGAGAATCGTAATCAAGTTCTTTACCTGAAGCGTTACTTACCATAGATAAAACAACTAAAACTTCATCATTTCCGTAGCTACAAACTATACGATTCTCAGGGTATATTATCTCAACCAAAGTGGTATATCCTTTAGGTATTGGTTCTACGTTGTATTTTGAATTCAATATGTTTTTTCCCTTAATTGCTTGGTCGGAAATAAAAGAACCCTTACTTGCAAGTATCCATTTACCTTGGTACCAAAACAATATTCCTAATGAACCATCAAGTTTTTCGTAAACTTCAAATTCTTCGTTTGGTATTTCTTCAGGATTGTGCTCCTCAAGATTAAAAAACTTATCAAATGATTTTGCGACAACATTTCCTTCTCTATCCAATATCAGCCCTCGGCAACTTTTGGTTATATTGTCCCATTTACCTTCATACTGAGTAGTACGAGAATAGTTGTATATAGATAAAGGAAGGGTTGGGTGGTCATTTTTAACCACCAACCCCTTCTCTATGTAATCATTTAATATGTCTATATCGAATACCACTTTTTATTATTGAATATTAATATATTTTTCCATCTTTATCATCTTCTTGGTTTTCAGTTATTTCATTCCAAATAATGACCCCAACTATTGTTGAAACAATACCTGACAATATAAATGATAAAATGTTAATTGTTATACTTTGAGATGTTAGTCCAGGTGCAATAATCCAATCAAAAATTGCCACAACACCCAATACTGAAAATAGGATTTTTAAACCATTTTTGATTTTCTCTTTCATATATTAATTTTGAATTAACATGTTTGTGTTAGAAATTGGAAATCTGGCAACAGGTACTCTGTTTTCAATTTCATTAATCATCACTTTTGCCTTTACCTCATAATGTGCTACGGCAACAGATACGGTTGGAACATCGTTAAATGTGTGGATTATTTTTGACTCTTCTGGTACGCCTTCATAAACGACCACTGTCTTGGTTTTTGTGTTAAATACGAGTGTCTGCATTTTATTTTATTTTAAAGTTTAATTTCAAATCTGTCTTTCATTTGTTGAATTTTTTCATTAGGAACCCCATGTTCATTGTTCCCCCCATGCCTATTTTCAACAATAATAGTTGTTACCTTATAACCGTATTTCTTTGCAATTATTTGGTAAAACTTCATCTCCCATTCTTGAGTAAATGTGTTTGACACCACAATATTACGAAAAAATAACCAATTAAACAAACCAGGGTGCATCCAATAATGAACTCTACGTTTGCAGGATTCATGTGCCAACCTAAGTTTTGTGAAGTCAAAATTATATTTTCCATGTTTCATAAAAAATTGGTCGGCCTCAAAAATTTGCCAAGGTTTGGCAATAGACTTCGCGAAAGTGGATTTACCACTTCCAGGAACTCCCCTTATAATATATAAATTTTTTTCCATACTACCAAGAATCTATATCGGTTAAATCTAATTCTACCCTTGCTTTTTCGCTGTAAACGTAAATCCCTTCTCCAATCCCTGTTGGAGTAATTTTCCAAGTCAAAGAACCGTATTCACCATACAAAGCCTTCAGATGAGACAACCATTCTTCGTACATTTTTTGTTGTTTGTCGTTTAATTCGACACAAATTATTTTATTAGGCATCGCGTATATTGTTTTCTATTTTCCAAATATTGAAAGGGTCAAACTCGTTTTCTTTTTCCCACCCATATATCCTCATACTAATTTCATTACGAGTCTCCAAAGATAGGAATTTTGAAAGATGTTCTCTACTATTTTGATGAATCATTTGAACCATCATTACAAAATTAGACCCCTCGTTTTTTAAATCTTTTATTTCGTCAATTTTAGATTTTGCATATTCACGTTGTAATTTATGATGTTCTTCATCCCAAACCGCAAATCCTGGAAACACATTCCAAAAACGAATGCAAAGAGATTTTAACTCCTCAAAACACTCGTCTTTGGGTGGTTTATAAAACAATTTGACTGACTTATCCATTGTCTTTATTTACAAGGTCATCTAAATGGTGGTCATTTGGCATTTCTGATAATTTTTCTCTATGTCTAAGTAATGGTACCACTTCATCCATAACATTGTAAGGTCTGAATTCAGGGTGTCCGTCCATACCGACATCCATTCTTTGTCCTTTACCAAATCTTAAATTTGTTGGTAAGTGACAGTGTCCGTGTAAGTGCATAACACCTTTATTAAGACCATCCCATGAACTAATAGGATAGTGCATCAAACGGAACTTAAACTGACCCATCTCAAGAGTATTGTAGTGAGAAACACTTTTAAAAAGTCCTTGGGACCCGTCTCTATTTCTATCGATGTGGTGGTCGTGATTACCAAGAATTAAGTGAATATTTTTACACATAATTCTATCCCAGAACTCGCGGATACTTTCAAACCCACCAAAAGACCAATCACCAAGACATATTAGTGTATCGTCAGGCATTGCACAGTTGTTAATGTTATTAACAATTGCTGCGTTCATTTTTTCTATGGTTGGAAAATCACGGGTTTGAGCAATAGGGATTTCACCATCAGAAGTTTTCCAATTGGTTACACCACGACATATATTCTTGTGGTTATAGTGAGGGTCAGAGAATATCCAAACATTGTTCTCTGGCCGACCTTTGCTATTTACGTCTACTTTTATCATAGAGCAAAGATAATAAAAAAATTATTCTGAAACTAAAAAAACAGGATTTTGTTCTCCAGCGTAAAGACCGATAATATTGTAGTCAAAAAATTCTTCAGCCTCTCCCATTGTCATCAGGTCTCTTTCACACAAAATGTTAAGAATTTTGTTTTTTGAATATAGGATACGAGGACCATTACCAAACTCCTCAACAATACCGATAATGGCATCATCAAGTCCATCAAGAATGATGGCTCCTTCCGCATATTGGTCAATATCATAGTTGTTAATAGTCATATAAAAAAGAAACAAGTGGACCGTGTAGATTAAGGCGATAAATAAATTACCAAGATACTATCGAATGAAATACGGGTCTCACTTGTCTCAACAAATAATAGAATTAGTTCTGAATAATGTCAAACGAAATAAATTAAAAAACAAAACTATTTATTAAGAAAACTAAAAACTATGAGAGGATACTTTGGATTAGGTCAATTGTCTGCAACTGAGAAGTCAGACATCTTGAACCAACATAAAAGTTTATATAACGGATACCAAACAATGCAGCCACAAGTTTCAAATACACAACCTTTGTACGTGTATGATTTTGCTGGTGATAAAGACGGTATGGTTGTAAACAATAAAGGTGAAGTTAAGAAATACACAAACATGGGAATCAATGAACAAGTTGAAGAAAAACAAATGTGTTCAGAATGTGGTTCGGGTTACATGGAAGAAGGTGTTTGTAATGAATGTGGTTCGGGTTACATGGAAGAAGAAACTGGACATTTAGATGATATCTATGATGAACAAGATTTAGACCCAACAGGTGGGTTTGATTACATTGAAGGACCATCTAATGATGTTGATACGTTTGAAGGTATGCATAAAAATCTTTACAAAGAAGATGAATATGAAAATACGGACAATGAAGATGATGGATTTGAAGATATTGAATCAGGTGAAGAAATGGACGAACAAGGATATACTGGTGGTGGAAACGCCCCTGATATGGACTTAAGTAACATTGACCCAGCATATGATTTCATTTCTGACGGACCAATGGCGGGAGGAGATGTCTATCCAACTGAAGAAATGGACGAACAATGTTTAGATTGTGATGAAGAGTATGAAACTATGGAATCTGCGTGGGCGGAATCAGAAATGGACGAAGTAGATGTATCAGGTTCTCAAGGAATTTATGGTGACATGGAAAGTGCTTATGACTTTGATAGTGAAGGACCAGGAAAGGCAGGACCTTACCAACGTTCATCATACAATGAAAACGAAGTTGAAGAACAAAGAAGAAAAAGAGATGATGACGACTTTGAAGAAGATGAGTTAGAAATTGATTTTGGCAAATTTGACCCGAGAGACAAATCGTGGGAAGAAATCAAATCTTACACAGGTGATTGGGATGAGGTTGACGAAGATTTACAAGAGTCTTTTATCTCACAAAAGAACAAAGTAATGGAAATGATGAACAGAATGAAAATTATAAAATAAAAAAATCCCCTCCAAAAGAGGGGTTTTTTATTTATGTAGTAAATCGTATATAAAATTATCTTTAATTATTGACCAAGGATATGATATGGTTTTACCAGCAAAATAAAACTCAAAAATATCAATATCTAATGGGTGTAATGAAATTAAAACCGACTTAATTTCATTTAAAACATACATTTTCTGAAAATTTTTCAAATTATTATCTTCTATTAATACGTCATAATAATTTATGTTTGGAATTTGAATGTAGTGTATTTTAACGTTATCTGAAACTTGTTTATATGGTTCCGTATCAATTGAAGTAGTATGGGATATTATAGACACTGTTTCAAAATTATCAGTATCGATATTTTGAGAAGCATCAATCCCAACAACAACTAAATGTTTTTTAGGTAATACCCTACCAATTTCTTGGCTATCTAACATATCAACATATACTGGTAAATCCCCATCATATTTTACTAACGACATTGGGTTTAATAACGTTTTAAAATCATAATAAATTAACTCATTTCTACTATTAGAAACAATTGAATTAATTTTTTCAAGGTCATCGTGACCGTATTTTGATGCAATACTATGTACGGAATTTTCTAAGTTTTGGAATAATTCAAATTTAAATCCTGAGTTTATTGGAGTAAAATTTAAAGTTATTTCTCTTGAACTATTTTCAGTAAAAATGTGGGAAATGTGGTTGTTTGTTATAAAATGTGAATATTGAAAACACAACGACCCTAAATGATTCTCTTGCTTAACAAAACCTTTATTCCACAAAAAATTTTTTTGTAAAAAAACAACAGGTTCAAAAGAAAGGAAAGATTGTAAAACCTCTGACTTAGGTAGAATCGGAATCTCATCAATGTTTGAAATTAAAATTATATCATCAAAATTTAAATTTAAAGAGATTAGACAAACGGATAAATCGTGGATTTGACTAAGTTTAATTGGTACAACTTTAAGGTTATTTTTTTCATTTAATTCATGCTTTTCAAGCATATCACTAATAGTTTCTTCCGAAGGGTGAGTCGATTTGATATGTATTATCTTATCTTTCCACAATTCAAATTTTTCTATATTACTTTCAAATAATGATGTTTTTTCATTTTCACCTGTTATTTCTAAGATAATAAAAAAATCTACCATGTTGTTTAGTTCCGTAAATCTGAATTGCAAATAATCTATCTCCCCGTTAAAAAATACGGAATCAACAACCTTAAATTTTTTTTCTATATTCATTTCCATCTATTGAAATTAGATTTGTTATTGTTTATAATTAAAATACAAAATTTAAATAAAATGTCAGCAGCAAACAAATTTTTAGACGAACAGAGAAATAACGTAAACCACTTAAATTATTATTATTTCACAAACGCATTTACACCTAAAGAAATTGAAAAAATAATTGAAATAGGGGAATCGTACCCTAAACAAGCCGCAACAACAGTGGGTCACGACCAAAGTCAGGATGTTTCCGATTATAGAATAAGTGAGATTGCTTGGTTGAATGAAACACCAGAAACCGCATTCATTTATGACAAATTGGCGGAATATGCTATTATTGCCAATAAAGAAATGTGGAACTTTGATATATGGGGATTTGGAGACGGATTACAATATACAAAATACTATGGAGATGGTGGTCATTACGATTGGCATGTTGATTTAGGTCCTGGCATTTCAAATAGAAAACTTTCTTGTGTGTTACAATTATCAACACCAGAAGAATATGAAGGAGGTCAATTACAAATTAATCCAGGTGGGAATATAATTGAAGTACCAAAAGGATTGGGAACAATGGTTTTTTTCCCTTCGTTTTTATTACATAGAGTAACTCCACTAACATCAGGTGTTAGAAAATCATTGGTTACTTGGTTTTGCGGGGCAAATCTTAGATAATGATTAGGGAAAAAGTATCACATAAAGATTATTTCAAAATTGCCAAAGAGAATGAATATTTTCTTTGGCATTTTTTGCAAAAGGACCAAAATGAAGGTAGTCTTGCGATATCCACATTAATTGGGGATATAAAGGAAACAAACACGTTACCGTTTATAATTGATAACATTAATATACCTTATTTTGAATCTTATACGGAGGACAGTATTGATTTTTTAATGGAATTGGGGATTAGATATGAAAACTTATATAGAAATGCTAAAATAGAACAAAAAAGAAAATTTAGTCCTGTTATAATCGGGTTCAAAAAATTTACCAAAATATCTTCCACATTTGATTATTGTTATTGTCACGATGGAGTTATAAGTATACTAAATGACTTAGACCCAAAGTTTATAGAAGAATTAAATAATAGTTTGTAATAAAAAACCCCGACCAAAATCGGGGTTTATTTTTATTTTTCAGTGTTGAAAAAGAATACTTGAAACAGTCTTCCGTCGTACATATCCTTACCAAAATAATCTAATGATACGTGGTAATTGTCTGCTCTGTACATTACACATCTATTAAATGAGTTTCCATATCTGTCAACCATTTCCCATTTTGTATAATCTTGCATATCGTGACCTGGAGGAGCCGATTCTTTATATCCTGGTTCGTTTTCTCTCTTATAATCAAAATGTTGCCAACCAGTTTCTTTGTGTCTAAAAATACCTGTACCTGATGACAAAGGTGCGTTAGGAGTAAGGTAAATCAATGCCGCCCAATCAGTTGTTGAGTCCGCATGAATCCATGACCTATCTGATGCTGTTGTGTATTGGAATGACCCAGTATATTCACCACCCCACCAAGTAATCTCACCCGCAAATGGATAAAGAATATCTCTAAATTTTTTTCTAATTCCGTCAGATAAGAACGATTCAGTTCTCATTCCAGGGTAGTTCCCTCTTACTTTAAATTCTTGATTAAGGGCAAATTCTCTAACCTCCATTGGGTTTTCATAGAAGTTATCGATTGTTAATGAATTAAATCTCATATGTTGCGTATTTTTCTATCTTAATTATAATCATAAATACAAATAAAAAAATATGACTTTTAATTTGTTTTTAGATATTTCTTTATAAATTGTGTTTATGGAAATAAAAGAAATTGTGTCCTATTTCCTTAATAGTGACTCCAACATTTTAGACGTGTCTTTCAGAACTATTGAAGACGACGAAGAGGTTATGAGAACCGACAGTATAGATTATAGTATTGTTGAAGATTACGGATTTGATTTAGTGACCGAATCTTTTGACTTTTTTGATGATGACTTTGAAGATGACGAAGTCTTACCAATGGACAAAGTTGAATTAGATGAGGATGAATTAATTACGTTTTTAAACGAATATTATACGATTAACCCTGAGGTATTACCAAAGAGTGAGTTCTATTAAGGACCCACTCTTGTTAATGAAAGTGTCATAACTTGTTTCTGACCAAATTTACCGTTAAACCACGCTCCTTCTGTTTTTAATTGGAGGGATTGTAAACCATCGTCCTCAATTAAAAATGTAATCAGACGATGTCCGCCGCTTTGTGAGGTGTAGTCATATTGTAGATAACCCGCATGATACGGAGTTCCACCAAAAGTTTTATAAAAAATTTCATTAGGAGAATTTCCATACTGCCAAATATCTTGGCCAGCATTTGAAACCCCTAATAATTTCATTCTAACTGTAGAATAGTCAAAATGAAAATAAGAGTTGTTAATGGGAATATTATTAAATGGATGAGGTAAGTTAGGATTTACATATGTTGTACCAACAAGGTATAAAGAATCCCTTGTATAGTTTTGGTCCACATTTGTAATCTCTAACTTTGATACCACGTACTTACCACTTAATGTAACATCTTTAATTTCAACCACATATTGTTCACAAGAGGTTAAAAATATACCTAATAATAAAATAAGTTTTCTCATGGGGCTAAGATAATCAAATTCTTTTCAAATTACAAAATATTTATTAACATGACATTAGACGTAGATTTCCTTATAGATTTTTTTAAAAAATTTTCAAACACAGAATCAAAAGGTGAAATGGGTGAACAAGACGCAGCCGCAGCTGCTTCACCAGCACCTTCATCAGGAGGAGGTGGGAAAGTTCCTAAATGGTCTGATTCATATAATATAACAAGAGGAAAGGCAAATAAATTAGGTGCTTCGGGAGAAAAATGGGAAACTGGCCTCACAAGAGGTGCTGCTAATCAAATTTGGTAATAATCGTATATTTATAAATAAAAATTACTTATCATGGTACAACCACAATACAGCCCACAAGAGGCGCTAGACAGAATAAAATTGATGATGAAGTATGATACTTCAAAAACGTTAAATGAAAACGTTGAAACAATTAAACAACCAGTAAATGAGGTTGCCCCATTAGTTATTCCTGCAATTACAATCGCAGCACCTTGGCTTTGGGCCGCAGGGGCAACCGCAGCAGCAGCTGTAGGTGCTTGGATTTATAAGGTCCAAGGAGGAGGAGACGCTTTTAGTAAAACCCAAACATTTTTACAAGGATGTTCTTCACTTGATAAAAACTTAAAACCAACTCAAAGTAAAGGAGACCACAGAGAGGCTGCGGATTCAATATACAACGCTATTCAAGGAATAGGTACTGATGAGGATGCAATTAAAGGAGCTATATCATCGATGGAAACTGTTGCCGACCTTTGTGCAATGGCGAAATACTACAATAAAGTTTATGGTGATTTATATGATGACTTAGATAGTGATATTGATGGAGAAGATTTTAGAAAATATGTTTGGTCAGCAATTGCACCTATAGTTGACGACGCTGAAGAAGATTTGGCAAAATCAAAAGAAGAAGGTGGTAAAGAAGAAGGTGATGGTAAAAAGAAAAAAGGCGGAGGCGGAGGAACTGGTGGCGGATATAAACCATGTTCAGGAAGCTACACTAAAGGATGTAAGTCTGATGCAATTGCAAAAGTTCAAGGATGTTTAGGATTAGTTACCGACGGTAAATTTGGTCCAAAAACTGAAGCGGCGTTAAAGGCAAAAGGATTTTCATCATTTACAGATGCAGAGGTTGATAAAATCTGTAATAAACCAACAACAACACCTACAGTAGATTCTGATGAAGAAGATGTTGATGGAGTAGACCCAAATCAAATTTAAAATATGAAACAGTTTTTAATAGAAGAAGAATCAGAAAAGAAAAATATTTTGTCAATGCACAAATCTTTGATGAAAGAACAAACTAAAGCGACGGGAGAATTATCTCCTGAAGAAGGTCTTTTACGTAAAGCTATTAGTGCTGGATGTTTGAAAAACGGTTCATTAAAACGTCAAAAATCTACAGGTAAACTATACTACAAGAAAGAAAGTACTAAACAAGTTGGAAAATTTGTTAGATTTTTTCCTGACATGACTTTTGCATTTGAAGACGGAAGTAGAAAAGGAAAATGGGTTTGTCCTCAATTAGCAAATGCAACTGCGACTGAAATTACAACACAACAAACAACGGCAGATAACGAATCTAAAATTGCGACCGAAATTAAAAAAGGTTGGAAAAAATTAGAAACTTTAAGAGCTGAAGGAGTTGATTTAACAACATTAGATAAAGTTTACGACACTCAAGTTGTTGGTAACGTAACATTATACAGACCAAAAGGTTCCTCAACAAATTTTACACCAAACACTTCAACAACAGATTTTAACAAAGACCAATTATCATTCATTTCTACGTTTGAACAAAAAGGATATAAGTTAAATCCAAGTAGAATCGAACAATCAACTTTGGTAAAGGTTACCGATAAAGATTTAGGTGCACCTGCAGACCTTTTCCCTAATGGATTGGTTATGTGGTATAATCCTAATACTCAAGACGATATTAAAAGAAATGATGGAAGCGTTCTTTCGGATGTTCTTTCAAATCAATCAATTAATAGACAAGCTTGTAGAAAAAATGTTACGGATTACTTCGAAACATTCAGAAGAAAAAATAGTATTGTCATTGACCCAGCAACAATTAACAAAGCGAAAAGAATTGTACAAGCTTGTAAGGATGAACACTATGGTAAATGGGGTATTGCAGGTGGTGGAAATAGATTAGACAATTATTTAGATATATTATCAGGAAATAAAGAAGGTGGTCCAACATCATACGGAGACGATTCAATTTGGAGAATAAAGTAATTTGAGAATATGTTAGATAAAAACATCAAAAAAGCAATTTTAGAAACTAAAGAAAGGAAAGAAAAACTTTTGATTGAAGAAAATTTAGTCAAAAGTAGAATTATGATGATTTTTGAGTCAGAAAAAAACATCAAAAATTTTAGTTCTCTTCCTAAGAAAAAACAAGAAAAAATTGCTTATAAACTTTTAGAAGAAATTAATTACCTACAAGAAACAAGTTTGTTGAATGAACAACTTATGGACTTTTTAGGTAAAATCTTTGGGAATAGTTTAGGAGGTATTTTTCAAACGGTTGCTGAACCTTTAGTTAATTCAGTATTAAGTGCAATTGGACTAAAAGGATATTTTAAAGATTTTTTAGTTTCATTTATAACAACAAACCCTGCAAGATTAGCTAAAGCAATGAAAAGTTGTGAAGAACTTACAAAATTAATTGCTGAGGCGTTGTCTGAGGCGGTCTTCATGATGATTCAAAGACAACAAGGATTAGAAGGTCAAGGATATACGTTCCTTAGAAATGCTTTAGGAGGCGCGGTTAAAGATTATGGGTTTATACAAAGTATTGAAAAACAGATAAGTGGAATAGTTTGTGAATTGTTTGGAAAAATGAATGATAAAGCTTCAGGAGTTTACGACAAACTTAAAACTGATGTTACTAGTGGTGGTCTTGGAGGTCTAATTCCATCTTTGGGAACTTCAGCTACGCCAAAATAAGTAAAACTATTTTGTGATAAACTGACGAACAAAAATAAAGGGGGTGTTCTAAAGTCTAAAAAAAGAAGGGTTATTTACCCTTCTTTTTTGTTTTAACAATTTCATCAATAATTCCGTAAGCTAACGCCTCTTCACTATCTAACCATAAATCACGAGTTGCATCAAGTTTAACTTGTTCTGCGGTTTTACCACAATATTCACCTAAAAGGTCAAATAAAGTATCGTTGATTTTTTCCCATTCTTTAAATGATACTCTAGCGTCTTGGATATTTCCACCAGCACCTCCTGAAGATTGGTGTAACATAGTTCTTGAGAACTTTAATGAACTTCTTTTACCTTTAGTTCCTGCACCTAACAATACTGACCCCATAGATGCTGCCATACCTGTGTTAATAGTTCTAATATCACAAGCGATGTAATTCATAACATCAACCATAGATAAACCAGATTTAACACTTCCACCTGGAGAGTCAATATGCATTGTAATATCTGTTTTATCGCTTGAATCCAAGAACATTAATTGAGCTTGAACTATTGTTGACATATGGTCATTAACAGGACCCGCAACCCATAGAATCCTATCTCTCATTAATCTTGAAAAGATATCAATTTGAGTTGCCCTCAATTCCCTTTCTTCCAAAATATAAGGAGTCATGGAAGATTCGATATGGTTTGAAAAATTATGTAAATCCAATGAAGACTTACCTAAATGTTTAACGTAGTAGTTTTGAAAATCTTGTCCTATATTCATATATGTTTTATTTTGAACAAAGATAAGAAAAATTAACTTAAACCCAAAATATCATCTGAAATTTCTTTTGCGGATAACTCCTTCCAATTTCTTGGGTGTTGATAAGACCAAAAAACTTTCCAGTTTCCAAACCAAAGATTACCATATTTTCTTGTTTCACCAACACTTTTGAAATCATTTACTGTTTTATGAAACCTACCTATGTTGTATGTTTTATATGGAGACTGGATTTCAGTTGAGTATTGATTGTTAATTTCCTCAAATTTAGAATTAACTTTTACAATACACCCGTGTTTTTTTTGATATTCATCAATACTTTTAGTCCAAATCTTGGCATCTTCAATATTATCCGTAACTAAATTAAATTGAACTAATTGGCCACAATCATTATACCTATGAGAATGTATTTTTTGTAAGCCAACATTTTTTACAAATTTGAAAATTGATATTTCATAGTCTCCGTAGAATTCACCAAAGAAATAAAAATTATAATCTTTGACAACATTGGCGTTTCTGTTAAAATGAAATCCTTCTACAAATTTTGATTCAGGATTGTCTTTAACATATTCACGAACCTCAACATAATAAAAATGTTCAGGACCCCAAACATTAACATAAATGTAAGGGTCAAACTTAATCTCTATCCGTTCATTATTTACGATAATAAACATAATCTCCTATAATTAATTTATCTATGATTCCTTTTTTTAACGTATCAAACGCTTGTTGTGGAGAATCTATAATTGGTTCGTTGTGAGAATTAAATGACGTATTCAATAAAACAGGGATTCCTGAAATTTTATAATACGCGTTTAATATTTCCCAAAACTTTTTGTTTTTATTTTTTACAACAATCTGAGGTCTTGCCGTTTTATCGGATTTTTGAATAACTGCGGGAATTTTGTTTATCCAAGATTCTCTTGTGGAATAACAAATTGTCATAAATTCAGAAGAGTATTTTGATTTGGAAGGATAAAAAATTTCGTCAAAATATTCTTCCATTACAATTGGTGCAAATGGCATTATTTCATACCTCTTAAGTCTTTCATTTAGAACTCGGTGCGTACCAATTTCGGTTGGTTTAACCAATATACTTCGTGCGCCTAATGCTCTTGGACCATGTTCAAATCTATCCTGAAACCATCCTATAATACCACCATTATCGATGTCTGATGCAATTTCTTCAGGTACATATAGTGACTTATTGAAGTCATAATCTTTTGATATGTTGTCCACTTCTTCATTTGTGTATTCAATACCAAAAAACACATTTTTTAACTTAATTGGTTTTGTTATTTCACCCAACTCCACAGCTTTTTTAATACAGGCACCTAATGGAAGTCCTTCATCACCCATTGGGGGATAAACAAAAATCTCATCAACAAAATCTAATTCATTTATCTTTTGGTTCAACTTTACGTTTGCAAAAAGTCCACCCGAGAACGCAAATTTTCTATACTCAGGGTAAAGTTTGTTTAGGTCAGTTAAAAACTCAACAAACATTTTGTTTGTATAATGTTGTAAATTATATGAAAAAACTTCTCGTTGTTCTTTGGTATCAAAGGCACCTTGTAATCGTAATGAGTCCATTAAAAATTTAGTTCTTTCTCCTGTTGTTGATGGACTAAATTTTAAATCTTTATATTTTATAACGGACTTTAACATATTAATAATGTTTTCATCGTAATATCCGTCCGCCGCCATACCCATTAATTTACCTTCATCTTTACAAATTTTCCAAATTGATGCACCGTCCTCACCAACCCCTAAAATACCTGTAGTAGAAAATCCCCAAAGATGTGATAAACTTCCAAAGGTTGAATAATCCAAACTTTTAAGTAATGTCATTTTACCATTTTCACATAGGTAAATTTTCATAACTGACTTATCACCTCCACCATCATAGGATATTGTCATAACTTTTCCGTCCATTCCACTTGTAAAATATGAACCGTAACAATGTGAGTCGTGGTGACTAACTCTTTCATATTTACCATTTGTAAGTTCATCTGCATACAAATCAGGTACTGGCTCTACCATTATTCTATAGTCCGCATCTTTTATTTGTAAACCAGATAATTCAACAATTTTGGATGACGATAAATTTGGAAATGATTCGTATTTATCTCCTGCTTTGATTCTACTTAATCTCTCTTCCTCAATAACATATTTTATTTCACCATCAATGATTAATGATGATGTTGCACTATGTGAACCCGCAAAAAAAGAATAAATTGAACTCATATTAATTTTTGGAGATAATAAAATTATTGATGACCAAGTAGTCTAAATTGTTTTCTAAGAATGTATTAATTGCTTCTTTAGGTGTTTCTACAATAGGTTCTTTTGGTCCGTTAAAACTTGTGTTCAATAAAACAGGAACATTAGTTTTTTCGTAGAATTTTTTAATCAAAGAATAGAATTTAGGGTTATTTTTTTCGGTAACCGATTGATGTCTTGCAGAATTATCAATATGAACTACGGCTGGTATTTTATTTATCCAATCTTCTTTAACTGTTGTTGTCAACAACATGTAAGGTGAATATACATCAGATTCAAAAACTTCTGATTGATGCTCAAATAATACTGCAGGTGCAAAAGGTCTATACCACTCTCTTTTCTTTATGTCTGAGTTTATATGACCAGTCATCCATGACTTAATTGGAGATGCCAATATAGAACGATTACCTAACGCTCTTGGACCAATCTCCGAACCTCCTTGAAACCACCCAATAACTCTATTTTGTGTTAACCAATAACTAATTTCATTGATTAGTAAATCAAAATTATCGTATTCAGTATACTTTAAACCTGGATACTCGTTAAGTGCTTCAACAACATCGTTTTTACTGTATGATTTACCAAGATAAGGGCTTAATTGTTCTACTTCCGAAATATCGGTTAATTTTTGATATGCAAACCAAGCACAACCTAATGGAATTCCACTATCATCGCTTGGCGGAATGAAATAACAATTTTCATATAAACCTGAATTTAAAATTCTTTCATTAGAATTACAATTCAAAAAAGAACCACCCGCAACACATACATTTTCTGAACCTGTTTTATCTTTTGCGATTTTTGCTAAAATTAAGGATGCTCTTTCTTGTTCTCTTTGATATATTCCCGCAACACATGCTCTTGAAAAGAAATCAGACCCCCAAGTAACTTTTGGGTATATTGCGTTATTGGGAATATAGATATCATCACCTAAATCTTGAACATATTCAGGGGCTTCTTTTACAATTTCATCATCCGCATAAGATGCCAGTCCCATTAATTTACCTGCAGGCCAAGTATGTTCATTTGGTTCATAGATTAACTGTAAAGAACCTTGTGAATATACGGTACCAACCGACACACCTTCATTAGTATCAATAGGTACAGGATATTTTATCCATTTTTTATAAACTTCATTATATTCATTTTTCTTAAAATGATATATTGAAATTCCTTCTGTCCAATCTTCATCAGGGTTCAATCCCGTACGGTCAACTTCATACCATAAATGTAATTTATTTTTGAAGTTTAATATACTACCTGACGCGTCGGCAACAATAACCGCAGCGTCATCAAATCCTGAACTAAAGAATGTTGAATAAGCGTGTGCTAAATGGTGAGGTATAAAAAATAATCTATCGTAACTAATGTCATTATATTTTCTGAAAAAATCCGCAGCTGTTTTATCCTCAAGCTCCGTTGTACTATAAACAAAAAGGTCAATTTCTTTATAAGTAATACCAATTGAGTTTAGACAATAATTTATTGACTCAAAAGGTATAAGTCCTCCTTGATGTGCTCCATCATGTTTAACACGAGAAATTCTTTCTTGTGTTATACCCACAATAACTTTCCCATCTTCAATAATAACCGCTCCTTTATCGTGGCCTACTGAAAACCCTAATACCCTCATTTAAAATTTGTTTTTAAAAAAATTATACCTCTTCGGTTGGTTCCACAACTTCAGGACCCTCATTTTTTTGGTCCATATTTACCGCGGTCCCTTCTTCAAGGTCTTCTTCACACTTATATATGTGAACTTGGTTTTGATATTCAAAAACGATAACTTTTTTTACGTCTTCTCCTAAATTAATGTCTCCTTTGATGTCGACAACAATACCTTCACCTTCTTTAAGAATTAAACCTAAAGCTCTGGCAAAAATTAATGATGCGTTAATAAGGTCTTGAGGGTTTTGTCCCTGACCTGATTGTTCTGGGTTTGTGTAATTTGAATCTTGCATTTTATTTTATTTTTATTCTGTTTCTTGTGATATTATGTCACCGTATTGTGACGCGGCTTTTGGATTTCTCTCCTTAAAAATTTCATATGCGATTTGATATCTTCCAAGCTCAACTTGACATGGGAAAATTTCAACCTCTAAAGAATCAATTACATTTTGTAATGAATCCATAGTTTGAACTTTAGAAATATCTCCGCCACTAAACACCTCAATTTTTAATTCTTTTTCTTTTAATTTTTGTTCTTGTTTACTGTACATAACAGTTCCCCAGCAAAGAATTAATCCAAGGATAACAATTGTAATTCTCAATGATTTGTCTGACATATTACTCATAATTATAGGTTTTATTTTTAAGAAATGAATGATTCTTGATACGCATTCCAAACATTCAATAAAGTTTTGTCTTCGTACATAATTTGTGGAATGTATGGTTTAGATTTCATGTTCATTTTGGCCTCATCTGGTGTTCTATCTGCTTTTTTACGATTACATTTCATACAAGACGTAACAAGGTTAGTCCATTCATTTGTCCCACCTCTTGATTTGGGTAATACGTGGTCTAAGGTCAACTCTTTTTTTGACCCACAATAAACACACTCATATCCGTCTCTTTTATATATTCGACTTCTGTTTGCCCTTAATGTCCTTGAACGATGTTTGATATATTTCAGTAATCTAATAATAAGTGGACGTACATAAGTATTATATCCTGCAACAATCGGATTTTCGTCTGATTTTACAATTTCTGCCTTTCCTTTATCAACTAACACAAACCCCCTCCAAACACTAGTTGTGTTTAACGGAGTGTAGTCAAAATTTAATACCAATACAGTGCTCATCACTAAAATTTTTTACAAAGATATATTATTTTTATTAAAAACAAAAGGGGTCAATTTAGTCGACCCCTTTATATTATACTACAGATTTAGCAATAGTTTATGGTTCGAGGTTTTCCACGTCTCAAATCGCCCGAGTTCTCATATTTTTGGTTAGTTCCCAAAAGACACGTTATATTTTTGTCTGTCATAATATCTATAAATATCACAAAAAAATTTCCAAAATCAAATTTATTGTTTATCTTTGTATCAAATTGGACTTGTAGCTCAGTTGGTTAGAGCAACACACTCATAATGTGAAGGTCCCTGGTTCGAGCCCAGGCTGGTCCACTAAACTATTAAAAAAAAAATAATTATGCCTGAATTTTGTGTAGAAGAAATCGACATTGACCCGTATGAATTTGTTACGGCCTGTGACCCAAGAGAAATTAAAGAATTAATTGAAGGGTTAGTTGAAGAAAACCATTTACCTAAATCAGTGTTGTCTCAAATACAAACTGATAAAAATGGTAAACCAAAAACATCTATTTTAGAAGATGAATTTTTAGAGAAAATGGATAAGTTATCTCAAAAATTTCATGTTATAAGTAGGGAAGATGAAGACACCTTAGAAACAATTTTTAAAAAATACATTTAAACAAACAATCATGAAAATCAAACAATTATTATTATCATTCCTTACCTTATCGGTATTTGTTGTGTCTTGTTCTAAAGAAGACATCACTGGAGTAGACTTCGAAAAAACTAAAATTGAGCAATCCCAAGAACTTAACTCAACTTCAAGTACGAACCCTAATTTAAGGGTTACGACAAGTTCAACACCTAATTTGAAGGCGTATGTTTTTATTGAAAAGCAAGCTAAAACAACATTAATTGTTAATTACCTTAAAAACTCAGTTCCAAGAAACCCACAATCTACAAGCGTTCCATTTTACTCTTGTTGGACAATGGTGAGTATTCAAAATACCAATTACCGAGATTTAAACAATTATTTAAACATGCCATTTTGGACTAATGGTGTGTTACCACAAGTTATTCAGGCTGACATACCACAAGTAAGTGGTGGAGTTGATGAACACGGTAACCCTAAAATGGCATATAATTTTACAACAGTAAAAATATCTAAAAATACTGTTAATGATAACGCTTGGGTTTTAGTTTTGATTCCTGTCTCGGCAATGAATAATGATACAAAAAGACAAACTAGAATTGGTTATTATGCGAAAAACGGTACAAGAATAGTGTCAAGTGCTAACAATAGTCAAACAGTGTTGAACACAAATACTCAGTTGTCATCATACTTGATTAATTATACAGGGAATGTAATTCCACAGGGTCAATATAGAGTTTATAGTACTTATCCAAACTCATCAATGAGGATTAATTTCAATATGACAAATGATGTTTATTTGAGAGGTTTTAGTAACTAATATTTATTTTTTGGTTTTTAAATATATTTATTGTAATATTGCACTATGAAAACTATGAACACAAATACGAATTTAGACACACCGACAACTCCTAATGGGGATGCGGGCACTATTTGCGTAAGTTCAGAAGCGAGTGGTTGGTAAACAATATTATAGCCAATTATCTAAACCCTGAACTAATACTTCAGGGTTTTTTTATGTACGGGATGTAGCGTAGTCAGGTATCGCGCCACGTTTGGGACGTGGAGGCCGTTGGTTCGAATCCAGCCATCCCGACAAAAGTTTCCTTTGTTGGAAAATTTGATTATAATTTTGCTCTATCGTATAATGGTTATTACGGAGGACTGTTAATCCTTTTATCCTGGTTCGAGCCCAGGTGGAGCAGCTGAGGTGGGTGGAAAATTTCCAATGTTGTGGTATCGTGGATGGAGTAATCCTGAAGCATAAACAGACAAAAAGAAAGAAATGAAGTTAAAAACATTCTTATTGACTGTGTTGTTATTGTTAGGAACAATGACAACAAAAGCACAAGAGAAGCAAGTACAAACAACTTATCAGACACAAGATGATAGGTTGACAAAAGAAGAATTGTACGAGCAGATAATTAAGTTTGGTATAAAATTTCCTGATATTGTGTTTGCACAAGCTGTGTTAGAGTCAGGAGCATTTACATCAAAATTGTTCAAAACGGCAAACAATCTGTTTGGAATGAGAGTTCCAACAAAAAGAGAAACGTCTTCAGTTGGTAAAACTCAGAGCGGATACTCAAAATATACAGATTGGAACCTTAGCGTATATGATTACTTTTTATGGCAAGATTATATGTTAAAAGGTAAAGACGATTTGACAAAAAATCAGTATCTTGCACTACTCGGAAGGGTATATGCGTCTGATAAGAGATATGTTAGTAGTTTAAAACGAGTAATCGGAGAACATCAACACATCTTAACAAATTAAAAAGTTTGGGGTGAAACTCCCCACACACGGTCCCGTGGTTGAATGGTTACAATTCCACCCTGTCACGGTGCGAGATACGGGTTCGAATCCCGTCGGGACCGCCAAAATTGCGGAAGTAGCTCATTTGGTAGAGCACCGTCCTTCCAAGTCGGGGGTGGCCAGTTCGAGCCTGGTCTTCCGCTCAACGGGTTGTGGGAACCCATGAGTATGTGATGAGCATACACCCACAAATGCCTCCTTAGCTCAGCAGGTAGAGCAACTGATTTGTAATCAGTAGGTCGTTGGTTCGATTCCGACAGGAGGCTCAAACAGGGGAATTAGCTCAGTTGGTAGAGCGCTTGATTTGCATTCAAGTTGTCGTGGGTTCGATTCCCTCATTCTCCACTAAAACTTTTATTTATGCAATTATTTTGGTCGTATTACGTTGTTTGTTTCATTTACTGCGTAATCATGTCAATTAGAAAATGGAACAGAGATGTTATGTCAGGTGGTCTTGGAATATCTCCAGGTCTTGAGAGTATGGCGTTAATTATTATGTGTTGGATTTTAGCACCTATTGATGTATTTTTAACATGGGTTAGGGTTTACAAAGAAGCTGAGGAAGCAAGAAGAAACAACTCACAAATTAAATAATCATGGCACATCCAAATTTACATGCAAAATCATCCGCCAAAAAGTTTGGAGGAAAACCTGAGGATTACATTCATTTACATGAATGGTTAGATGAAACCAAATCTTGGTTTGGAGATTCTCTTCATAGAATGTTTAGACATCATAGTGAAGGAATTTTTGAAATGGAAAAAAGATTTGGAACTGAGTTCTTAAACTCAGACGGAAAAACAGTTTATACCCGATATGTTGGAGAACAACACGTAAAAGAAGATTGTAATAATTACATACCTTCAGCCAAAGAGTGGATTAGTAACATCTCGTCAAATCAAAGACCCCAATGGATGTTAAAAACAATGAAATTAGAGTTTGAAGACTGATATTTATTTATATGGAAAAACTTTTAACAACAGAAGAAAAACAATACCTGAGAAGAGTTTGTAATTATTTGAGCTCTCTCGGAATGGAAGTCGGTGAGTTTGAATTCGAGATGGATGATTATGGTGATACACTTAACTATAATAATATAGATTGGAATCAAATGACACATTTCTCCAATAACTGGAGAGCGGACGTTCCGTCAGGGTTGATACCGATACTTCAAAAAATTACGAAGTATGCGTCTGACCAAGAATTATATAGTAGTGAGACACCAGATATTGATGCGATGTCATGGCAAAAGTTTGAGATTAGTATTAATTCTGCAAACAAAGACATTTCATTTAACCATTATTGGTCTTGGTATGATAGAGGAGACGCTAGTGGGACTGAATGGTCAGAAGAAGAAGGTCAAGAAATTTTTGAAGAATGGGAAAAAGATGGGGTTCTATCTGATTTAGAAATTCCACAAGATGGAATATTAACTCTAAGATATAATGGTTCGGGGGATTCTGGTTATATTGAAAGTTCATTTGAAGAAAATGGTGATTCAGTTCCGTCAACAATTGAAGATTGGTGTTATAATCAACTTGAAAGTCATTATGGTGGTTGGGAAATTAATGAAGGGTCAGACGGAGAGTTCGTATTTAATTTCAATGACATGACAATTGAATTAAATCACACTTATAATACAGAAGAAAATTCTTCTGATACGTTATGGGAAGAAGAGTTTGATGCTCAATAAAAAAGGTAATAACTTTATATAATAGGACCCCAAACTAAAAAAAAAGTTTGGGGTTTTTTTTGATTTATGATTCCATAAAGGTTATATTTGTAAGACAATGCCGAGGTGGTGTAATGGTAGCCACGAGGGACTTAAAATCCCTTGGTCAGTAAACGGCCGTGAGGGTTCGAGTCCCTCCCTCGGTACAATGGTTCGGTAGCTCAGTTGGATAGAGCAACTGCCTTCTAAGCAGTAGGTCAATGGTTCGAATCCATTCCGAATCACAATCATTATCGTACCTCAGTGAGATACGGCGCAAGTTACACACTTAAACAACGCGGGAGAGGCGCCTTTCCCGATGTGGCTGAAGCGATAATGACACACCCCGATGGCGTAACGGTAGCCGCGTTGGTCTTAGGAACCAATGACTTCGGTCGTGAGAGTTCGAGTCTCTCTTGGGGTACAAGATTTAAATTATGTACGTAAAAAATCCATTAGTTAAAACAAGTCAGGAGAATCTTTTTCATCTTGCACCTATTCCTGTGTTTATGAAAGTATTCACAGATGACGAACTTCAAGACGAAGTTTATAATTTTGGTTTTAATGCTCTAACCGACCAACAAAAATTGATGGGTCAAGAGTTACCAGAACAATACGACGAACAAAGACAATCTACATATCAAGTAAACTACAATAGGCAAGACATGTGGGTGGAACCAACGGAACATAACCCCATTGGTAGTCGATTTTGGACCCCGCCAAACGATTTTCTTAATATAGATGAGGAATGTGTTAAGAAAATTAAAAAAAGGGTAGAATTGGGTTATATGGAGATGCTGGACAAACTTGGATTTGAACACAACAGAAAACCAATGATTACTGAGAGTTGGATGCAATATTATAATCCAACTGAAGGTCGTGGACATAACGCTCATAATCATTGTAGATGGCAACCAAATGAAGAAACAACTTTAAACTTTTCTGGTGGTTATTATCTATCTGACGGAGACCCAGTTGATGACCATCCATATAGTGGGGTATTTACATTTCACGTTAGGGGAATGTCTTACTTTATTAGACCAAAGAAAGGGATGTTAATAATTTGGCCTTACGATATTGTTCATTCGGTTAAACCTTTTTACGGAAAAACTCACAGATGTGTGATTAATTTTAATATTCAGGGATAATATTTTTTGTGGTACGAAATATTTTTGTATCTTTGTATTGTGATTGAGGAGCACGATTTAGATACACAAGCTCAATTACAAACTGGGTAACACGGGAACGATTCAGATACTAGTGTTACCCTTTTTTTTTTTAAATGTCTGAGTAAATCACCAATTGGTTTTCACCCACTCTAAAAGGGTTGTATTTGGATTCTCTGAATACTGTTTTGATAATTAATTGCCAATAAGTTCCTCCAATATGAACAGGAGTTATTGCCATGGCTAATTCCCATTTTAAGGACTTTACAACAAAATCTACTTCAGGGTTAATTTCCCTTGAAACTATTTTTTCGGCAATATCTTTTTTTACTGTACTGATAATCTCTCTAATTTCAGCGTTAACAATCGGTCTTACATTATACCCTTCAATATCATCTCTTGTGTCTCTATCAAAGGCGTGAGTGGTCCTGTTTACGTCAAATAGGAATACTACTTCTAAAGACGAATTAACTTGAGTGATTCTTTTTTCAAGTAATAATTCTTCCTTAATGATTTGTCTCAATGTTTTCATCTTTTATAAATAGTTAAAAAAAATATTTGACACCCAAAGATTTTTTTGTATCTTTGTACTATATATAAGAAACAATGAAAACTACATTTAAACATATGGTCTTTAGTACACAACAATCGATTTGTTGGTATGAGCGTATGCTATTATGTAGTTCGGATGTCAAAATAGGATAATTTTTTTAGATTAATAAACTAAATTTTTTATATACCCCGAACTCGTAAAAAGGTTCGGGGTTTTTTATTTTGATGTTTTTTGGTTCTTTGATTTATTGGTCGTATTTTTGTTGAATAATTGCTCCGTTGGACAAATTGGTTAAGTCGTCACCCTTTCACGGTGAAGATTACGGGTTCGAGCCCCGTACGGAGTACAAACAGTCCTTTAGCTCAGTTGGGAGAGCGCTTGTTTTACATGCAAGATGTCGTAGGTTCGATTCCTACAGGGACTACAAATGGTGATGTAGCTCAGTTGGTAGAGCACTTGGCTGAAGACCAAGGTGTCGTCAGTTCGATTCTGACCGTTACCACAATAAGACTTCGTAGCTCAGTTGGCTAGAGCACTTCACTTTTAATGAAGGAGTCCCGAGTTCGAATCTCGGCGGGGTCACATTAGAAAAATTAAATAAAATTGTGTATATTTGTAATATGAAAGTTGTAACAAAAAAAGACTGTACTGACATCTTCTTCAACCTTTTTGAGGGTTCAGTGCTCCATGATGTAAAAGAGGTTGGGTCCAACTACGTTGGTGTATTCTCATCGTTTATGGGTTCATATTACGTTGAAGTACCAAAAAAGAGATGTAAAAAATATAAAGAGAAAAAAAATGAAAGCTGTTTTAGAATTTAATTTACCTGAGGACCAACAAGATTTCGACTTGGCAACTAAAGGAATGAAGATGTGGTCAATACTTTGGGATTTGGACCAATCATTGAGAGCGAAAACTAAATATGCTTCCGATGATTTACCACAGGACAAGTATGACGCATATCAGGAAATAAGAAATGAACTTCGTGAATTAATGTCAGAGAATATGATTAACTTTGATATGGTTAAATAAAACAATGGTCGGGTGGCCGAGCGGCTTAGGCGTTAGTCTGCAAAACTAATTACCCCAGTTCGATTCTGGGTTCGACCTCAAAAAATAAACTTATGGAAACAGACACAAGAGTATTAAACGATTTCAGAAGAAGAATGGACAAACTGGGAATCAAATGTGAATTCGCAGGTAACATTCCATGGATTTATCTTGAAAAAGTTAATGGAAAAAGAGTAACCGAACGTTTTTGTGGAAACCACGGATTTACCGTGGCATTCTATCCAATCCGTGTCGGACAAAAGATGGAACTTACAGATATCGGAGAGATAATGAAGATTATCAGGAAGTATAGGTAATATAAGCGGGTGTAGCTCAGTTTGGTAGAGTACTGGTCTCCAAAACCAGTTGTCGGGAGTTCGAACCTCTCCACCCGTGCAAAACATACAGTATAATCAGTCAAGCCGTATTTAGCTGTTAGTGTATGTTAGATAAGAGAAGGAGACGGCTGGGACATTCTATTATCGTTTTATAGGTTGATTGGGGAATGGTGGTACCTATGACATGAGAGTGTATTTTGGTCGGTATCATCGGAGTTGGGAGAAATACACCTGAGTAATGCCAATCGTAAAAGGAGATGTCCACTCGACCATCTTCTCCTTTCCTAACTTGGGAGTGTTGAGCAACGGTTGCTTAGCAGACTGTAAATCTGTGGTCGTCGACATTGGGGGTTCGAATCCCTCCACTCCCACACTAAAGTGTCCTTTAGTATAACGGTAGTACAGGTGGTTTTGGTCCATCCAGTTGGGGTTCGAATCCCTGAGGGACAACAACGGTTTTATGGTGTAATGGATAGCACACGAAACTACGGATTTCGGAGTTTGGGTTCGAGTCCTAATAAAACCACTAAACTGCGTGGCTTAGTGGGAAAGAACTTTCTCTCATAAGGAAGGTCAAGTGAGTTCGAACCTCATACACGCAACATATGGTGTCTATAGCTCAGTAGGTAGAGCGCTTGATTGTGGTTCAAGTTGTCACGGGTTCGATTCCCGTTAGTCACCCAAAAGTGTTTACAACGGACAAGGCTTAGGCGTAAGTACGATGACCACAGGGGGAATCGTCATACTGCGGTGGGTAGCGAGTGGTTGACCAAAACACTTTTATTTGGAGGAATGGCAGAGCGGTTGATTGCACCAGTCTTGAAAACTGGCATACTCGAAAGGGTATCTGGGGTTCGAATCCCTGTTCCTCCGCAAATTGTAAGGTGGCGAAATTAGGTTGTCTCAGTTATGACCTTGGCATACGCACCCTCCTGTCTCGGGGGCGGGGACAAAGAAATAGATTGATAATATGGGGTAGACCACCAGCTTGCAAGCGTTGTGTTATCAATTGAATCTCCTCTTGAAGGTTCGACTCCTTCCCTTACAGCACATTGGAATATAGCTCAGTTGGTTAGAGCGCTATCCTGATACGGTAGATGTCGATGGTTCGAATCCATCTATTCCAACATGGAATCACAAATTAAAAAAAAACAGACAAACAGAACAAAGTTTAAAAAAATTGTTAAAGAGTACAAAGAGGCTACCACATTTGAAATTTGGGAAGGAGTTAGAGATAATTTTACTTTTGGTTTTATTGGTGCGACTATTGTTGTATTCATTGCAACAAGAACGGATTTAGCGGTGTTATTAGGGTACTTAACATATTACTTTTATATGGGTAAGATTGTTAACAGACCAAAATACGTTACAGATTTAGGTAAAATGATTGTTTTCCCATTACCATCAGCTCTTGGTGCGTTTACAGGATATAAATTATCTTATTATTTAATACAATTATTACAATAAGGAGGGTTACCCAAGTTGGTGAAGGGGCCTGTTTGCTAAACAGGTAGGGTGTAACAGCCGCGTTGGTTCGAGCCCAACACTCTCCGCATAACAAAATTTTAACAAAAAAAAACTTTTAAAATAATTGACACATAAGATAATTCTTCATATATTTATGGTTCATAAGTTAATAAAATACATAACAAACAAAAAACAAAAAAACATGAAAAAAATCGTAGCACTATTTGCAATTGCAGCAACAACAATGTTAGCATCTTGCGGAAACGGGACTGGTAAATCTACAGAAGCGGTTGATTCAACTGCAGTAGCTGTTGATTCAGTTAAAGTTGATTCATCTGCAGTGGCAGTTGATTCAGTTAAAGCTGATGTTGAGAAAGTAGAAGAAGTAAAATAATTTATAACTTTCCCTTAAAAACAAAACCCACCTAATGGTGGGTTTTTTATTATAACATCTTTTTAATTTTTTCTATATTTTCATTAACCTTTTTTCTATTGAATGGGTCTTTTAAGAAATTTAAAACCCATGGGTCTACTTGTTGTTTGTCGGCAACACCACCATATCTTTTTTCTGTTCTGTTACCTGACTTATCATATTTATCTTGAAACAATTTACCTGGAATACCCATAATAGATGCCATAAGAGGGTCAAAATACTCAGGGTCAGAACTTTTTCTTGTTTTATCTACCTCTTCTTCTTTATCCTTTTCTTTTTTATCTATTTTTAAATCCTTAGAAGGAATATTAATTCTATTCCACCTACTATCATACATAATAGCTTCTACATCCGAATCAGTAGTACCTAATACATCACCAACATTTACTCTCCTACCATTACTAACTTTTACATTTGATATACCACAATATTGTAAATAAACAGTTCCGTTGTCATTATTTTCAATAGTTAATTGATTTGCGCAACCCGAAAAATACTTTTTATTGTTAATAACACCAGATATTGGAGATTTAATTTTTGGATTATCATCTTTTGGAATTATAACCCTACCATATCTGTTTGATATATTTTTACCAAAATTTCTCTGCTCATTCAACCCTTCGGCACTTGTCACAGTCCCAACAACTTCTGCATATTTTGGAATACTTGATGATGTTTGTGAAGATTGTTTACTAACGGCATAATCATACGCTTTTGATGATGCGTCATCAGTAGAAGGAGAATTACTAATTTCTCCTCCAGTAATTTGTTGACCTTTTGCACATTTCATTGTACCATCATCATTCAAAAACTGTCGTATGTTTCCAGTCTCAACTCCAATGTGAACGTGGTCGTAACTACTATTAGGAAAATCCATAATATAACCTAAAAATTGACCGCACTTGATTGTTGCTCCTTTTGTTACAGGTGAGCCTTCCAAATGTGTGTAATAAATACTTGGAAGACCTCCGTCACTTTTCACTGTAAAACTTTGACCGTAAAGTTTTTTTCCTTGGGTTGCTCTAACCTCTCTTCCATAGTCTGAAAATGTTTGGGCAACTCCATCGGCTAATGCATAAACAGGTGTACCTACGGGTGCCGCAATATCCCAAGCATTATTACTTTGCCATCCTGATTGACCTGCGTGAGCCCCGTCTACAGGTATTTTTACGTTATTACCACCAAATAATTCACTACTTGCGGAAGAGGCTTCTTTAAGAATTATATCGTAAAGTTTTAAAATTTCTTGTATTTCTTCGTTCATTCCTTCTGCACTTGTTACTGTACCAACAACCTCAGCATATTTTGGTGATGAACTTGTTGTGGATTTATTTTTAGACGTTGCATAATCATACGCATCTTCTGATGCTTTAGACGAGGATTCAGGGGTACTTCCTGTCATGACAATACCTTCTTTGCCAATAAAATTCATAGGGTCAACAACTTGACCATCTTTTCTTAAAGTAAAATGTAAATGTCTACCATCACTTCTACCTTTACCAGGGTCATTAGGACCACCACCACTAATTCCGATTACTTCACCTTTTTGAACTTTTTGACCTGCTCTTACATTAATTTTTTGCATGTGGCAATACCCTGATTTATAACCGTCAGCATGATTAATCATGATAGTACCTCCACAATCATCATTTTTGATTGCGGCAATGTCAACAACACCATCCGCAGGAGATTTAACATTTGCTGCGTCCGCAGCTAAATCAACACCATTATGTAATCTACCCCATCTTGGTCCAAAACCAGAATTTACTCTTACAGTATCTAATGGAGCTTCCAAAGCGGCTTCATTTAAACCAATCGTTTTTATAATTGACTTTTGTGATTCGGTAATCTGATTGTAGATTTCTAAGATTTTTTTATCTATGCTCATATTGAAATAAATATCATAGACATAAATAAAAAAGACCAATATTAATTGGCCTTTTTAGTATAAACTAATCTCTTAGTTTTTTGTTCTTCTTTTTGTTCTTCTTTTTTTGGTTTTTCGTCTTTAATCTTAATCAAACCATATTTTATATATCTATACCAAATTCTTTCATGAATATAATACTGAATTGGTTTATATACTAATTCCGCAACTCCAAATGCTGCTCCAACTGTTATACTTCCACTAACTGCCCACATTATTAAAAATCCTATTAATGTGCTGATTATACGATAACTAATTGTTTTTGCTAAGTGTCTCTTAGCAGATACTTTAATTTGACTCATAAGATTTTACACTCTCAGGTATGGTTATATTTTTTAACCCACCGTTTCTATCTAAGTTTATCCCAACCGCTCTGTCTATCGGATTTTCAGGGTCTTTGTCATTCAAAATGACTCTTGTACCTCTACCACAATCCATAATTAATTGATGGTATTTTACACCAATCTTTTCTAATTCTTGTTTGGTAAATAATTCGTAGGTTGAAGGTCTGGCTGTTGTTATCATAACAACTGAACCATTATCATAGTGGTTATTAACAAAATCAATCACATCCTGAATTGGGGTAAGTATTGATTCAGATAACTCACTAAACTTACGATACTCAACTAGTGTACCGTCTATGTCAACAAATAATGTTGGGTTTTTAATTACTTTACTCATGGTATTAATCTATCTTTTGGAATGAATATCCAAAGTAAAAAATAAGTGAAAATCGTAGGAAACGGAGTGAAAATTCCAATTAAAAACAAAACTCGTACTACAGTTTCGTCAATGTTAAAATAATCTCCAATTCCTCCGCAAACTCCTCCAATCTCTCCGTGTTCGCGTCTTAATAGTCTTTTCATAAAAAAATTGTTTTTAATAAAAAAGATGGTCAGAGGTTGGTGGGAATATTAACCCTTGGAGCTAGCACCCGTTCACTGCTGCAGACAGTTACACCAACTTGACCATCATACGTTAAAATGTGCAATTGTCACCGTGTTGGTCCCAATCATCCTGAGAATCTTGAGAGCAATTTGGGTCGAGTTCTACCTCAAAATCCAAATAAGACATACATTCAACGATTTAACTTCTTTAATACAAATATAGTATATTTTTAATTATTATCAAAATTGATTTTATTCATTTCTTCTATAGATAATTTTTCCATTTTCCACTCTAACCATACATCCATGTCCTTTAGTTGTTCTAATGTATTTTCGTGAACTAAAACAAACCCTTCAGGGGCGATTCCATGAAATTTTCTGATATGACCTTCTTCTTTGATTAATTTCTTAATGTCAATTGTCGTCAGTTTTTCTTGTTTTTCCATGAGGGTAAGGTTTTCCGTTTCCGTCTAATAACACAAATACAATCTCATCAATTTTAATAATAGAATCTTTTGTTTTTTTATTTCTAACATCACAAGCTATTGTAATGGATGTAGTACCAATTTTAACTAAATCTAATCCAAATTCAATAACATCACCAACTTTTGCTGTAGACACAAAATTTATTTCAGACATTGCTTTGGTTACAATGTTCGAACTGTTCAATTGGCATATTGCATAAATTGCAGACTCTTCATCAATCCATTGAAGAACCCTGCCACCAAATAGGGTTCCTCTTGGATTTAAATCTTCTGGTTTAATTAATCTTCTTGTCCTGTATTTCACTATTTAAAAATTTTATAATTTTTTCTTTAATACCTGTTTGTTTGATACCCTCAGTACTTTTCGGAGTCTCAACAAAATTATCTAATCCCCACTCATGCTCGTAAGGTATACTATAGTCAAGACCTTCTTTACCCATTCTCAAATCATCAATAGAAACCCAATGAGTAATCTCGGGATGGTCATGTAGGTATTGTTTAATTTCAATAACTCTAGTTTGTTCCAAATCCCATGCTCGAGACCACATAAAACCAGCAGGATATGCATCAATGTACCAAGTACATTGACCCAAATTAGGGGTAAATGCAATAGGTTTCTTTTTGATTCCCTGAGACTCATAATATTCACCCATCTCCTCAACGTTTGCCCATCTTTTCCAATCAGACGACACAACGATTTCCGCTCCTGTTTCTTCTAAGATTTCATTTAAGATTTTGATTGCCTTTTTATTGAAGTTATCAAATCTACAATCTAAAGGGACTTCACTATTTGTCATAGACAATTTTCGTCCGCCCCATTCCTTTTGTTTTTTATGGCGACCACCCCACTCAGTAGATAAGCATATTACTCCGTCATGGTCTAAAAATATAACTTTCATATCAATTCTTTTTTTCTTTTTCTTTTAGCCATGCGTCATAACCATATTTATCAAATTCTTCTTTAGTCCCAATTCCTATTGGGACAAAAAGGGCAAATCCATTATCATCTTCAAAATGGTTACATTCGTCTTCCATAGGAAAAAACTCCCATTTCCAATATTCAAACACATCACCATTCCATCTCGCAATTCCTGTACACCTGTGGTCACCAATGTAATACTCGCCAACAACCAAGTCTTTTTTTGGAATTGCACCCAACTCAATTAATTTTGGGATATAAAACTGTTCCCATTCTTCTTTATCTACTATTGGTAATTGTGGAATATCGTTTTTATCCTTAAACGGACCTCGAGTTTTCCAATATTCTTTGACACGAGCATATCTCTCTTCTTTGGTCTCAGTTTTCTGTTTGACCCAAGTTTTGAATGCCTCTTTGTCATTAAATTTTTCCATATCACAAAGATAATGTATTTATATAAAAAACAACGCGGAATTCGCATAAATTTTAAATACCTACATATGGAAGATGGTGAAAAGAATGAAAACGTGGAGAAGGAGCCTCCAAGACAACCTATCACAGGTATTTTTAATGCTCGCGTTATTTTTCAATCCTTTTGGATTCGATGCCGTTCAATACTCCCTAATATTACTGACAGGAAGTTTATGGAGCGCAAACTTCGTTTTGTATTGTGTTGCGGGGTTGTTTTTTGGATTATATATCTACTTTCGAAGGTTATCTAAAGAGCCTTGAGCTTACCTTCTTTGAAGGCCTCAAAATTTGGACCTTTGATGAGGAAATAATCTTTTCCTATTTTTCTATAATTTAAAATTCCAGCATTTTTTGCTGCGGCAAAGAATGAAGAATGTTGACCTCTTAAGTCTCGAGGATTATATAGAAAACCAAGTTTACTTTTTCTAAATTGTGTTTTACCGTCTTGAGTTATTTTTTCTAAATAACCAATATCTGTGAGGAAATCTAGTTTTGTTCCTATCTTTCCTTTATCCAAATAATCAACAAGTTTTTTAACCCAACCTTTATTTTTACCAAATTTGTAACCATAGGTAGACCTAAAAACTCTTGAAGAACCTGCAACTTTTTGAAGTAATTTTGGATTGTTTTTAATGTGGTCTAATACTCTTGTTACAATGTGTCTTCTAACACCTTCAGCGGTTTCTGCGGGGGTTTTACCAAGATAGTATGTTGAATCAATTCCCCACCCTTCAAGACCAAGGTCCTCAAAATCATCACCCGCAACCTCATCATTCCCCATAAACCCTATGCTGGCAGAGAACGTTCTATCATCTTTACTTTTGTACGTAATAAAAACTTGATATTCGTCAATTAATTTATTTTCTGTGTCCGATTTTAAAGAAACTGATAAGCGGGCTTCGGAATGTCCAAAACCTAAATCGAGGATGTTTTGGAACCCTCTTATATAAGTTGTTAAATTATAATTAGAATTTAAGTAATTTTTAGCTTCAACAGAATTCTCACCCACTTTATCAAAAGTTTCTATCAAAAATCTGTCTGTCATTGACCCCTTGTAAACCTTATAGTCATTTTTAATTGACTCAATCATTTCAGGAAATGCATATTCAAATACATCAATTTCTCTTTGACTCATTGGTGAATCTTGAGCATCCCAATATCTCATAAACCCTTCATCATCAAAATGGATTGCAACTTTTGAATAATTTTTGTTTGTGGATTTGGCTTTGTTGATAATAAAATATAACGATTGACGACCTGAGGTATATCTACCAAAATGACCTGAACCTTTTGATGTAACACACCACTTAGTGTTTGAGCCATACTTACAAGAAGCTTCTTCAGTTTTTGGTTGAATCACCACAAAATCTCCTTTTTCATAGATTTTTTTAGATTGACCTTCTAATTCTTTTTCTTTCTCTTTTTCATGGAATGGTAATAAAGCTCCTTCTAATTCAGAAAAAGTATTATATTGATTAATATCTTTCTTATTTAATTGAGATTGATATTTGTCAAAATCTTGTATTAACCCAACGGCAATATCAACATTCATATCAATATCTGAATTTGGGTCTAAAGCCTTTAAAATAAAGTCAGTGTATTTGTGATTGAAATCTACAAGGTCGGAAATATTCAAAATCCAGTTTAATGTTTCTTCATCAAACTTGTTTGAGTATTTTTTCTTTAGGTCTTCTTTTCTACCTTCTAATATAAGAATTGACATGAATTTCATACCAATAAATACCAATTACTTCCAAAACAATTGGATTCCAACAATTGTTAACGCCAGTAATATACACACAACAGTTTTTAATGACATATGTTCCCCAAACAACATTGAAGACATAGATGTAAAAACCATGATACCAAGCGCGAATCCAATCAATCTACTCGGCCAAATTTGACCACCAAAACCTTCCACATACATTCTAACGGCTACAATGTACAAATAACTTATTGGGATACTTGAAAGTAAAACCACCCACATATATTTTTCGTACCATCCATATTTGATGGCCCCTTGTAATTGCAGAAATGAACCTATCTGACCAAAAATCATAATGATAGTTGCAATTAATACTTTTGTTAAACTCATAACGTAATAATAGTAAATTATTTAAAATAAAAAACCCCCACCATAGGTGAGGGCTTAAAATTTTAATTAAAAGAATATTAATTTCCTCTTGATGGAAATCTTGTCCAACCATTAGTCCATGTTGGTTTAGAAAGTATTTCTAATTCTGCTCTCGTATAATTTTTCTCAAGGTTACCTTCACTTAACGATTTTTCTTTCATTTGTAATGCGGTAAACACTGTTGAGGTTGATTTAAAATTTAATAATGGGTCAAACGATTGAACCTCATTATTTTGAAATTTAGATACCCCATCTCTATATGATTGTGCGGTTTCATTACTTTCAATAGAAAACGAACCTTTTTGATAACCTAATATCTTTGAGTTTGTTATTGTAAACTGTGTTGCACGTCTCCATCTTAACCCTAAATTATGGTTTGATAGTGATGACACATCAAACGGTCCAATTAAAATCATACCACTTAATTTAGGATGTGTAAAAGGTTGTGCTGATGAACCTGTTCCATCGTTATCACATTCTACACCATTTCCTGCATCTCCGTTGTCTACAAATTGAGGGTCTCTTTTTGAAACACTGTTTGTTACGGTTCCGTTATATCCAAAGTCAAAATCGTAATCATCATCTGCGGTCGCAAACGCGTATAAGTTTCTTGGTGATACAGTTCCTCCAAAGAATTCAAATGCATCATCGTTAGCGTAAATTGTTTGAACATATTCAATTATTGTTCCACTACCAACACCACCTAATGTCAATGCATTTATTTCAGAATTCGGCATTGCCGCGATACCAGCGTATTCAATTCTTACATAACGAAGAATACCGCTATTATCTAAATCGTTTGTTCCACCAAACGGTCTGCCAATACCACCTTCGATTGTTGGTTCTGATGTTCTATTGGTTTTTGCTCTACCCAATATTACAATACCACCCCAATCACCAGGTGATTTTTCTCCAACCGCTCTACCAGATGTAAAAATAATTGGTTTTGTTACGGTTCCTTCTGCAATAATTTGAGCACCTCTTTCAATACATAATGCTCCTTTTTCTGCAATGTCAGAAACGATTGTCGTACCTGGTTGAATAATAAGTTTTGCTCCGTCGGTTACGTATACATAACCTTTTAGTGTCCAAACTTTATCTGCAGTTAAAGTTGTTGTTGTATTGATGTTACCTGAAAGTGTTGTTGAAGTTGGAATGTTAATTGGTCCATCTTCTCCACCACCTAAATCTTTTTCGCAACTCAATAATCCTAATGCTAAAATAGCAATTAATAATTTTTTCATAATGTTAGATTTAATGTTAATGAAATTGTTTGCTCATTGTTTATTTTTATTAGATTTCGGTTTTGTACCTTTTGGTAATAAATTGATGGTTGAGCAAATACATCACCTATTGCCAATTTTATTTCTCCTTTTGAAAGTTTATGTAAGAATGTAATGTCTAATACATCTCTACTATTTTCGAATATATCAGGATACCCCTGAAACCCTACAGATGATATTCTATCACCAACTCTATTATAAGTTAAATTAAGGGTGTTTTTCTTTTTATGTATGTTTACTCCTCCGTTTAAAACATAGTTTGATTGACCCTGTAATTGTCTTTTGATACCATTAACTTCTACTTCTGAATTCATTACCGAAGCATTTGTATAAACATCAAACCAATCACTTATCTTTTTACGAACTTCAAATTCAATACCGTATAAGATTGCTGAATTAGGGTTTGTGTAAGTTAAAAGAAGATTTGAAGGAACTGAGCCGTCTGCAACAATTTGTTCAATTGGTTTAATGAAATTTTTACCAAATAAAGAAACCGAAATGTTTTCACCTGTCTTTGGGTACCATTCGTATTTAAGGTCTAAATTATATATGTCAGATTTTTCTAACTTTGAATTTCCCAATATTTGAGCATTTCTTACAAAATCATAATAAGCAAAATTAGCAACTTCTCTGAATTCAGGTCTTGCCAATGTTTTACTTACTGAGAATCTATACTTTGTTTTTTCTTCGTTGTATGAGAGATTTAACGAAGGTAAAAGGTCTAAATATTTTCTGTTAACATTCACTTCCGTACCACTAAAATCTGCGGTTTGAACATTAAATAAATTATATTCACCTCTTATTCCACCATTTATTTTCCATTTACCAAATTCGTTTTCATACATCGAGTAAAGAGACCCCAAATCAAAATCGGCAGTATATCTGTCGGTGTTGTTTGTTATTTCATCCATCATGTCTGTTGATAGATAACGAAATATTCTAGCGTTAAAACCTCTAAACCTTTTAATGTACCCACCACCAATTTTAATATTATTGAGTTCTTTATTTATGTTACCGTTAAATGAGTTTTCATCCATTACACTCCAAAAACGATATGTGTCTCTCCACGCAGTTGCGTAAGGTTCGTTAACACCTAATGATTTTGTGATTGGATTAATCCTATAATCTGGTTGTTCTCTAAACGTATAATTGTATCCTAAATTAAAATTTAATGTTTTAATTTTACCGTCAAATTGAGAACTAATTACAACGTTGTTAACATGATTCGAAGACGTTGTTAAAACATTCTGAACGTTATCAAAATTATCGCCATTACGGTTTAGATATGAATCTTCAATTTGGTAGTTTACTAAAGTTTTCCAACTGTATCTATTTTCACCCAAGTAAGTTAAATTAAACAAACTGTTTGTTGAAAATCTTTTTGTAAATAAAACAT